ACCCTAAATATTTAGGTATGTTGAATACTACAAATGGTGTTATACAAAGTTTACAATTCCAAGGTTCACACCAAATCTATGAACATGAATATCAATGTACAATTGAGGAACATGAATTTAATAATACAACAAACATATCAGCTAGAAAAATAGGATCTATATATGAACAAGAAATAGCTGGATTTCAAACAAATTCTGCTTTTAAACCTTATGTTACAACAATTGGTTTATATAATGAAAGTAATGAATTATTAGTAGTTGGAAAATTAGCTCAACCTATTAGAATGTCAAACGAAACAGACACTACTTTCGTACTTCGCTGGGATACCTAAAATACTTTTTGTACATTAAGGGTTATGTGGTATTTCTTAGACAAACAAATAGACGAAATTTCTGACCTTCCTGAAGGAGCGTTCGGATTTATTTATCAAACAACTCATATTCCAACCGGAAAAAAATACATTGGTAAAAAATCACTAATGTACAATCGTAAGAAAAAACTTACTAAAAAAGAACTTTTAGAATACGCTGGTAAAAAGGGAAGAACCCCCACACACATCAGAGTACAAAAAGAAAGCGATTGGAAAACCTACTATGGTTCACATTCATTTATTAAAGAATCAAATAAAGAAGACTTAGAAAGAAAAATACTACAATTGGCTTTTAATAAAAAAGAACTTACATACTTAGAATGCAAGTGGCAATTTGTATTAGAGGTATTAGAAACTAATAAATACCTTAATGATAATATATTAGGTAAGTTTTTTGATAAAGATTTTAGATGAAAGAAGATCTGTTAAAACAATTATTAGAATCAGTTTTAGGTAAAAGTAAATCAGCTCGTGGAGGCGAAGAAGCTGTATTTACTTGCCCTTCTTGCAACCACCATAAGAAAAAATTAACTCTAAATTTATCAACTCAAAAATTCCAATGTTGGGTTTGTGGTTATAAAGGACACAGAGCATTCAAACTACTCAAAGCAGTAAGTGCATCACCAAAGGCATACGAACTTTTAAAAGACATTGATTCTCAATACAGTTTTAGAAAACAAACCACCGTTAAAGCTCCATCGGGTTCTTTGCAATTACCACAGGGTGTAACGCCTATAATGTCTTCTTCAGCGATATTGTCAAAACACGCATTACATTATTTAAATCAAAGGGGAATCACACCTCAAGATGTAGTTAAATATGATTTACACTATTGTGAACAAGGCGATTTAAGAAATATGGTTGTAATACCTTCATACGATAAAGATGGTTTTTTAAATTATTATGTTGGTAGATCATTTGATAAAAACGCATACATCAAACATAAACTCGCTTCCAGTACTAAGGACATAATTGGGTTTGAAATGTATATAAACTGGGATTTACCCATTATTTTATGTGAAGGTGCGTTTGATGCAATGGCTATAAAACGTAATGCGATTCCTTTATTTGGTAAACGAATTTCTGATTCTTTAATGAAACAAATAATTGAATCAAACGTTGAAAAAATATATCTTGCTTTAGATGAAGATGCTCTTAAGGATGCTTTCAAACACGCTGAAACACTTATGGGATACGGAAAAAAAGTCTATCTTATAGAAATGGGCGATAAAGACCCATCTGAATTAGGTTTTGAAGCTTTTACAAAATTACTACATAAAGCAACAAAATTAACAGCTTCTGTGTTAATGAAAAAGAAATTAGCCTTGTCATAAAGGTTTATATTTATAACAAACTATAGTAATTAATGGAAAGAATCGCGCTTTTACCCGGAGGATTTAAACCTCCCCATGCTGGTCATTATAATATGGCTATATGGTTAGCTCAAAATACTGACGCTGAAAAAGTAATAGTAAAAGTAGGAGCTAAAGAGCGAGATGGTATTACAAGAGAAATTTCTTTACAATTATGGGACCTTTATCTTAATAACGACCCAGATCCAATTTCACAAAAAATAACAGTAGTAGCTTCTAATTCAAATTCTCCAGTACAAGATGTGTATGATTTTGTAGAAAATGAAGCACCTGAAGAATCTACAATTTACTTAGGAATGGGTGAAAAAGACATAAATGACGCTCGTTTTAAAAACATTAATAAATTTGCAGAACCAAGAGGAATTAAATTTGAAACAACTTTAGTACCACCACAAGCAGGAGGTGTGTCAGGTACTAAAATGAGAGAATTTATTAAAAATGGTAATAAAGAATCATTTCAAAAATTTATTCCTAATTTTTTAGAAGACGAACAAAAAGATAGAGCATGGGAACTAGTTTCATCATTAGACGAAATGATGATGGGTACAATGAATAATCAAGAAAAAGCTAAACATGCTAAAAATCTTAAACGTTTAAAAAAAGACACAGCTAAACAAGGAGATCAGTATATGGAAGTACCTGATTATTTAAAAGGTACTTTAAAAAGAAAAACTAAACGAATGAAAAAAGAAGCTACATTCACTAAAGCATGGTGGAAAGAAATCATCAATGAAATACTATTAACAGAAGGTGGAGCAGCAGGACATATGGCTCATCCATTTAACTTACCAAATGTAAATAATGGTAAACAATTATTAGATGTATTTGAAAAGTCAGCTGACTCATTAGATAAAAAACCAGGTGCTATAAAAATAGATGGTGTAAATAGTTCTATTCGTTTAGTAGATTTAGACGGTAAAAAACAATTTGTAATGGATAGAGGTTCTAAAAAACCACTTGATTTAAAAGGTATTACAAAAGATGACCTGTTAGACAGATTTGGTAAAGGCCATGGAATGGTTAAAATAGGAGGAGAAGTATTAGATATGTTTAATGAAGCATTACCCGCCATTCAAAACGATCTTAAAAAATTAGGTGCATTTGATGATCCAAACATACTATTCAATATGGAATATGTTAGTGGAAAAACAAACGTACAAGACTATGGTGCTAATTTTATTGCAATCCACGGTTTAAATAAAATAGAAAGTAAGGAAGTACAAGGTAAAAGAGGACCATTAACTAAACGAGTGTCTTCAGAAGTATCTTACAGTAAAAATGATTTACAATCACTATTAGACAACTTAAAACCTACAGCTAAAAAAAGAGGATATGAAGTTTACGGATCTGTACCTACAGAAATGAAAAGTAAACCTAACTTTAGTAGTGCGTTGTCTAAAAATTACACAGTTAATTCAGGTGAATCATCTGACACAAAATCTTTAGGACAGTGGTTAAATGTATTGGATAATATTCCTGAAGAAGATTTTATATTTATGAACGTAGGATACAAACCAGATAGCAGTACTGTAAATAAGAAAAAAGTAGGTGCTGTATCTAAACAAGTTTATCTAGCTATTCTTAACGGAGAAAACATAGATGGATTGTTTGACGATGCTGAAGATAGAAAAAAAGCAGTACAAGGATTTACAACGTATCTTGCAACTGAAAAATTAGGAGATGAAGTACTTAAAGTATTAGATTCACCTATGGGTTCCGCGGACAAACACGAAGGTGTAGTAATTAGGGATGAAAGTATAGCTAAAGTTCCTTTTAAAATTACTGGAAAATTTATATTAGGAGGAATGGTTTCTGACTTTTAAAACAAAAATAAAAAATGGACATTAAAAAAAGAATTCAAGAATTATCATTAGACCAAAAAGCTAAATTATATTTTATGGGTCTAGTTAGAAAGGGGGTAATAGATACATTACCAGAAGACCCAAAAGCAGCTTACATTAAGATGGTGATGGATAAAGCCGACCCAGCAGACATGCACGATGATCCAGGCGATATAAGAATAGATCATGACTATTACACAGAAGAAAAAGATGACTATGGTCGTAGTATTTCTGGTAAAGATAAAAGAACTTTTGTAGATCCTAAAGATTTAACACCAGCAGCAAGAGCTAAAAAATTATCAGGTATGGACGAAATGCAAATGGTAAATAAAGAAACAGGTGAAGATATTACTAAATATGTATTACAACTTTTACAAGGAGAAATTTCTAAAGAAGAATTCGAAAAAATTACTGGACTTAAAAAAGAAACTAGAGACGAAGAAGATGAAGAAAATGATAGAAATTTAGCTGTAGATGATATTCCAGACAGTTTAAGAGAAATAGCTACTAAATTGGGATATTTAAAAGAAGGAATAGACCCAAATTCAGAAATCGCAGATTATGTGGTGGCAATGTTTAATAGCTCTGTATATGATTATGAAGGAATTCAATCTGATGTTTGGAGTAAAGCAGAATATGCTTCTACTTCTTATGGTGAAGGATCTGTATTTATGGATTTAGTTGATT